GCCCACACGGCTACGCACGGGCGGGAATCCGGGCATTACCGTGCGTGCTTGCGCACGTGGCGCCGGATGTGCCGGTTCGCGGGCATCAGCGTGGCGCTCTGCTTCGAGCCGCAGCCGCACGTGTAGATCACGAGCGCCTTGCCGTCCTGGCGAGCGTAGTACCGCTGCTGCGGATGGTGGTGCGCCCAGCACCATGCTCGTACCAGCCACTGCGGAATGAACCGACGCATGCGTCGAGGATAGCAGCGGCCCAGGATCATACCGCCGCTGCGGGTAGACTCCCAGCATGGCAACGCCTCCGAAGTCCTCTGCGCCCGCCGGGCGAGTCACCGCACCTGTAGACGTCGCCAAGGCAGTCAGGGAGGCGGGCGGCACCGAGCGCGGCAAGGTCATGAAGGTGCTCTACTACGACGACGCGGGGAACGCGGTCGGCGAGTGGTCGAGCACGCAGATCCCCGAGGACGCGTTCTCGTACAGCGACCGCGGAATCCAGGAGCCGCCCTACCGCATGGAGCAGCTGGTCTACCTGGCAGAGCAGCACCCGATCCACTCCAGCGCCCTCGAACAGAAGACCGTCGACGTGTGTGGCACAGGGTGGAACTGGGAGGCCATCGATGAGGAGGCTCCGCCGAACCCGGAGGCCCTTGCCGAGATCACATCCTGGTTCGAGAGCCTTGCCCCGGACGACGAGTCGATGCAGGAGGTCATCAGCGCAGCCTGGAACGACGTCGAGACGGTGGGCTGGGGACTGATCGAGGTAGCGCGCGACCCGCAAGGACTCGCTCGCAAGCTCTACCACGTCCCTGGCCACACCGTCCGCGCGCACCGGGACGGCTTCCGGCTCGTCCAGATCCGCGGCCAGAAGAAGGTCTGGTTCCGCCGCTGGGGAGCCGAGACCGACTCCGGTGAGAAGGTCGAGGTCGACTCGAAGACCGGCTCGCTCACGAAGATCAACGACCCGGCCAACGACCTGTTCGTCATCCGCAAGAAGTCGCGGCGCTCAAGCTGGTACGGGATCCCGATCTACATCTCGGCAGTCGGCTGGCTCGCGCTGGCCCTCGCGGCGCGCGACGACAACATCCAGTTCTTCGCCAACCGGCGCGAGCCTCGCTGGGCGATCATCCTCACGAACCTGGAGGACGACCCGGACGTCGAGGAGGACATCCGGCGCGCGTTCACCGTCGACCTGAAGCAGCCGCACCGCAACATCATCGTGCCCATCGCGGGCGACGGCAAGATCGACTTCCAGCAGCTGTCCGGCAAGGGCATCGCAGACGGCACGTTCGAGAAGCTCTCGGAGCGGGCCGACAAGGCGATCCTGGTGTCGCACCGGATCCCCGGCGAGCGTATCGCCTCGGTCACCGTAGGCACGCTCGGCGGCAACCTGGCTGACGAAGTCAACAGAGTCTACAAGGAGGGCGTGGTTGCACCGAGCCAGGCGCTCTACGACCAGCGCCTCAACCGGCTCATCCAGGTTGAGTGGGAGCGGGCACACGCCACCACCATCACCGGGGAAGGTGAGGTCGCCGTCCCGTACCAGCTGGTGCTGGACGATCTCGACATCGAGACGGAGCGGCAAGAAGCCGAGCTATCGATACTCCTCTTCCACGCAGACGTCATCACCCTGGGCGAGGCCCGGCGCCGCATGGGCATGGAGCCGGTGTACCAGCCGCCGCTGCGTGACGAGACCGGAGCCATCCTCGCGGGTACGGACAAGATCGAATCCGAGTACAACGACATGCTCTTCACCGAGCTACCGGGCGCGAGCGGCGCAGGCGGCAGCCCTGGCGCGGCGCCGACCGGAGCAGGACTGGAGAAGGGTGCCGGGGATAACCTGGATGGCCTTCGCACCGGTGTCGCTACCCTGCTCCTTGAGGCCCGTGAGAACCATGCCCGCATCCAGGAGTACGCACAGGCGGCGTCGGAGGACGGGTGATCGCTGAGCGCGGGGCGGCGGTAGCCGAGTCCCGCGAGTACTTGAAGAGCCTGCGTCGGCTCTTCGTCTACGCGCAAGCAGCCAGCGCTGTCGAGAAGGGCACCTTCTCAACGAGCCAACGGGCGTACCAGCAGCGGCTGGATCAGGAGCAAGCCTGGATCGAGACAATGGATCCGGTGATCCAGGGATGGTTCCGCGACTACCACCTCACCTCCGCGATCATGTACGCGCAGGCCGCGTGGGGAACCCCGAACGTGCTCAAGCGGTTCTGGCTGTCTGTGCGCCGGGCCGCGCCACCGCCCGGCGAGTACATCCCTCCCGACCGGGCAGAGATCGCTGCGGCGCTGCGCGGCGCCAACAACGTCGAAGCGCTTGAGAGCGGCGGCGTGCGCGCGTACATCGGAGCGGCCGGTGAAACGAGCGCGGTAGCGGGCCAGTCCGCGCTGGAGCACATGGGGCTGCACAAGACGTTCGAGTGGGCGCACCCGCGCAACATGCCGAACGCGGTCTACTCCGTTCGCGGCAGCAAGATTATCCAGCAGGCATACGGCACGCACACCGACCGGCTGGCCGGACTCATCTCGCGCGCCACGGATCCGCGGAACCCGAAGACCCTGTCGCAGGTGCAGGCGCAGATCCGAGCGGAGTGGCCCGCCCTGGAGCGGTACCAAGTCGAGCGGATCGCGCGCACGGAGACCGCGGCGGTCTGGACGACCACCACCCTCAACTCCTACCAGGCGAACGGCATCACCTCGTACGAGTCGAGCGTTGCCCACGGGCCTACCATCGGGATCGACTCCGAGGATCCCTGCGACGAGTGCATCGACGCCGCGTCCGAGATCCACTCGGTGGACGACGGGGAGCAGCCGCCCTGGCATCCGAACTGCCGCTGCGAGGTCGTGCCTACGCTGGAGGACGAGGAGGGCAACCTGTGGCTACCGCCGGACGAGCCGTGGGCCGGTGGCGAAGCCGTCATCGAGGACACCTTGGAGGCCGACCTGGCCTGGGCCGAGGTGGAGGCGTCCTGGCCGGAGGGCGAACTTGCTCCTCGGCTGGCCGGGCAGGACGTGATTCTGGAGGCTCCTGCAACACTGGCTCCGGCGTACCTCCCGCTGAAGCCGGGCGCACTACTGGACGGAATTCCGGCGCAGCAGATCAGCGAGTCGATCACGAGCACGAACAACCGCATCTCCGGTCTCAAGAACCGGATCAAGATCGCAACGCAGCGCGGGGATCCAGAGGTCGACCTGCGGCAGCTGCATACCCGGCTCCAGACCGAGCTTGACTGGCGCGACACGCTGAAGCGTGCGAACAACGACCCGGTGCGTCCGCGGCCGGTCGTTGAGCCTCCGCCCGAGCCAGCGCCAGCACCCGCCGGGATGTCCTCCCTCATGGATCTCGACGCGGCAGCTTCCGAGATCTCGCCGGGCCGTGTCGAGGTATGGCGCGTGGGGAACACGGCCGATACCGGGCGCGGCGTGTTCTTCGGCGAGTCGCAGGAGTCGATTCGGGCGTACGCCAGCCTCCACCCCGGCGAGCAGATCACGCGCTACATCATCGACGTCAACCGCACGAAGGTCTACCGGAGCGCAGCCGAGGCAGCCCAGGATCTGTTCGGCAAGTCCATGAACGATCTGATGTACGGGTACGAGCGGCGCGAGTCAATCACGTCCACGCAGGCGTACCGGAAGGTCGAGGAGCGAATCGCCCGAACGCTCCGGTCGCAGGGCTACGACTCGATCATGTACACCGAGCCTCCGGCGCCCGCCCTGCGCGAACTGGCCATCATCACGAAGCGGCCCATCGTGAACCTCGCCGACGAGATCATCGTCAAGCCTCGGTTCGACCCGCCGGTCGTGGTGGAGCCGCGGCCCGTAGTGGTAGAGCCACCTCCCGCACCCGAGCCTCCCGCCATCCCCACGGTTACGCAGGAGGCGATGGACACGTGGACGACGGATGGGTCAGTCGTGAACGTCTACCTCCGCGGAGACCTGGAGGCCGCGCGCGAGATGATGCCGGGCGTGACCGAGGCCGGTATGCGGGAGATCACGTCGGTGATCGACAAGGGCATGACCGCAACCAGCGCAGACCAGATCGTGTGGCGCGGTACGGGCGCGTGGCGCGATGCTGCGGGAGTGCCGTACGGCGCGGCGCCGGTGGATCTGGTCGGGCGCACGTGGACGGATGCGGCATTCACGAGCACCGACCTGGAGCGGGCGACGGCGGAGGCGTACGGAGACGGCAAGGTTGTCTTCCGCGTCCACGTCCCGGCGGGAACGGACGCGCTCAAGATCCCACGGATCGAACCGAAGACCGGCGCCAACTTCTCCATGATGGGCCAGGACGAACTGGTGCTTGCACGCGACACCGAGTTCAGGGCTACCGCGGTCACGCGCGAGGGCGAGTACGAGATCGTGGACGTCGAGATCGTCCCGAAGGGATCTGCTCCACCGGAGCCAACGCCTGCTCCACGCGAGCTACCCGGCGATCCGGTGCCCGCGGACGAATACCCGAAGGACGGCTACCTCTACCACGTCGGGCCTACCCAGGCCGAGGCCAGCATCCGTGAGCGCGGCCTGGTGCCGGGTGGCAAGGTGCCGGGCGGCGTGCCGAACCCAGGGCAGGACTTCCTGCCGGACTTCCCCGGCGTCTACGCGCACGAGGATCTACAGGGTGCCGTGTTCAACCTGGAGCAGGCAGACGAGATGGCAATCGAGATCGGCCTACCACCCGGCGACTTCCAGATCTACCGCTTCAAAATCCCAGAGGCCGAGCGGCCCAAGGTACGCCTGGACTCCGAGCACTCCTTCGCGTACACGGACACGGTCAAGCCGGACTGGATCGAGATCCGCAACCCGGATGGATCCTTTCGGCCGCTCGTCCCGCGCAACGAACCTCCGCTGCCTCCCGAGGGATTCGGCACGAAGACCGGCCGGTCGCCCGCTGGGGCGCTGCGCAACTTCAGGCAGATGGCCGACGAGAAACTGAAGACCACCTGGCGCACGGTCGAGCGCGAGGCAAACGACCCGGATGCCGCGCGAGCACTCCGTGCAGAAGGCTCCTCTCGCGGAATGCAGAACCCGTGGTACCGGGCGGAACCTGAGCCGGTGGTGCCGAAGCCTGTCGCTCCGCCTCCGCCCACACCTCCACCGGGGCCGGTTGTACCACCTCCGGCTCCTACTCCTCCGCCTCCGCCTCCGCCACCACCGCCACCTCCGGTAGTCGTAGAGCCGGTGCCGCTGCCCGGCAACCCGGCCGAGCTTCGCGCGCAGATCACGTCGACCAACAACCGGATCTCCGGACTGAAGACCCGGATCAAGAAGCTGGAGGTGGACGACCCCCAGGGCAAGCTCCCCGAGGTGCGAACGCGCCTCGACCAAGAGCTTGCCCACCGCGATGCACTGAAGGAGCAGCTGAAGGGCGCGCCTACCGCGCCACGCGCGGCTCGTACCACACCCGCTCCGGCTCCTCCGCTTGAGCCTCCCGCCAAGGAGATCCCGTACGTCCCAGGCGAGCCGAAGATCACCAGGCCGAAGGGTGTGCCGACGAAGCTCGCCGAGGAGATCGAGAAGATCCGCAAGGAGGTCAACTGGAACGTTGACCACCTCCCGTCGAACGTCAACCCGGCGGCGGTGACCGAGCAGCGCATGAAGGCGATGGCCCAGATGGGTGAGAAGATCGATGAGGCAATCGCGGAGCGTACGTCGGCGCCGCGGCTGCGTGCGCGCACGTCACAGCAGGCCCATGTCGATGCGAGGCGTCGTTCGGAGATAGCGCAGGGCGAGCGCGACGACCGCATCCGTCCGCTCCGCAAGGCCATGTGGGACGAGAGGTACGAGGCGCAGCGGCTGTACGGCGAGAAGCCCATGACCGAACTGAAGGAATTGTACGAGCCGCTTCGGGTTACCGACGACGCGCTCCAGGCTGCGAGCAGCGAGGGCATCGGGCGTGGCCAGGAGCTATGGCGCGCTCTGTCGGAAGCCATCGACGAGCAGGAGGCCGCGGATAAGGCCCTGTTCGAGGCCGAGCGAAAGGCCACCCTGGAAGCTCTCGGGGAGATCAGGGAGATGGGGCCGACGAAGGAGATCAAGCTGCGCCACGCGCTCGGCCGCTACCGAGTAAGCACCAGTGGCACCGCGGATCTCGGAACGGACGCGCAGGCCGAGTGCAAGAAGATGTCGAAGGTGCTCGACAAGGCATCCCAGTTCCTGCCGCGCGACTGGATCAAAGCGATGGATCGTCCCATCGACTCGGGGCGCGTGAAGCGAGGCTACGCGAACACCGGCGGGCACGAGGTCGTCATCCGGCTATCCCCGGATCAGGGCGGCAGGTTGATGGGCGGGAGCGGCGGCGATAGCAGGTACTTGAGCACGGCCCTGCACGAGCTTGGCCACATGGTCGAGGCCGACATCAAGGGCTTCAAGGAGGCCGAGAGCAAGTTCTACCAGTACCGCGCGAAGGGTGAGACTGCGAAGCCGCACCGGGGCATGTCCTCCGGCGAGGAGACCATTGAGGACGACTGGGCGCACGTCTACATGGGGCGGTACTACGGGCGCGACAACTATGAGATCATGACGATGGCGCTAGAGGACATCTTTAACACGGCGGAGAAGCGAGGGCGCGCAATGGATCCCGAGCACCGAAGGTGGGCGCTCGGTATGCTTGCGGCGCTCTAGCCTTCGACGTCAGTGGGCAAGCGGTACTCGTGCGATAGCCGCTCGTACACGATGGACGCGTTGACGTCGAAGCCGACGTTCATGTCATCGAACGCGTGCATGGCGGTGACGTACGCCACCTCGTCCGGGTGGTCGGCGGCAGTCCAGCAAGGCCCGGTCGGCGTGAAGCACACGGACTCGCCTCGGTCGATCAGGAGGGCGAGCGGCAAGGGCTGCGCCAGGTGGTCTCCGAAACCGTCGTGCTCCGACCACTTGATCTCAGCGGCGCGCCCGTTGATCGAGCCGGTGATAGTGAAATCAGGAACGCCCATCGGTCACCGCTTCCGTCCGGTGGTCATGAGGCGTTCGAGTTCGGACTCGACGCGCGCTCGGCGCACGATCTCCTGCCGCGGCCGGTGCCCTTCGGTGGCCTTGGCCGTGCGCTTCCGCTCGTAGAGATCCTCCAGCTGCTTGGCGATCTTCGCAGCCTCCCCGGAGAAGCCCTCGACGGCTCCCGACCACAACGCCGAACGCCTCTCGGAGAGGCGCGCGATCTCGGCGTCTACGTTGCTGGCCATACGGGTAGCGTACCGTCAAAGCTCGATCCCCTTCGCCGCTGCGGCCGGGCGGAACATGTCCTCCCAGGTCTCGCCGGGCAGGGTGCTCATCTGGCTGCAAGGCTTGTCGGCCTTGCGGGCCTTCGTGTCCTCGGCCCGGCAAGCCTTCGCGTACGCCTTGCGTGCCTTCCAGTCGCCTACGCCTACCGGCACTCCCTGCTTGTCGCGGGCGACCGGCGCCGGGGTGGTCGGCTCCGGCTCGGGTGCCCAGTCGAATGCTTCCTCGCCTTGCGCGTTGTACTGCGCCTCGCGGGTAGCGGCTGTGGCGAGCGAGGCGACCGGCGCCTTGCTCGGCGCCGGGTCGTCCATGCTGCCTCGCACCTCGTGGCGGCTGTCCGTCATCCGGCCGTAGCACTCGGGGCCGATGCCGCGCTCGATGCTCTGCGGGTCGGTCAAGGCCCGGCCGCAGCATCCGCAGCGATCCTCTTCGAGGATCTGAAGGCTGGGCGGTACCGGCAGGCCCTGTACCCAGTCGAGGAGGGTCTTCGCGCAGTAGGCGCGAGCCTGGTCGGCGCCTGCGTCAGCGACGAAGCCGCGGGCCGGTGTCCACTTGCCGATCTTGTCGGCCCAGCCGCCCGAGGCGTTCGGAACCGTTAGGAAGATGATGTTGGCTTCTGCCAGGGTGCTGGCCGTCCACTTACCGCCGGGCTGTGCGGGGGCCTTGCGGCACTTCGCGTTGACCGTGATGTGCAAGCCGCTGTGCGGGGAAACGAAGGTGGCGGTAAGCCGTCCGCCTTCGAGCATCCGGGCCGCGCGGTTCGTGAGGTCGAGGGTGATCATGGTGCGCTCCTTGCTGGTGGGTGTGTGCTGCATGACCTCAGTATCGGTCGAAAGCCCGGCCCTGGCAACCCCTCGAATGGGGGATCTACCAGGGCCGGGCCTTGGGCCTACCTGAGCGAGTCGGGCGCCGGAGGCTCCTGCCCGAGGAGGATGCACTTGCGCGCGGCCTGGCTCTTGTGCAGGGAGTTGTACGGGCCTGCCAGGAGCTTGCCGGGCTGGCGACCGCGCGAGTCGTCGCGTACGACGTGCTGGGTTGCGCCGAGGCGCCAGCAGATGGCTCGGCGTACGGCGGTCATGCTGCCACCTTCGCGTTGCGCCCGTTGCACCGCGCTGCGCGGGCTTCGAGGTCGCGGGCCTTGCGTGCCCAGTGGTTGCCGAGGTCGTGGTTGCCAGCCTGGTGCGCCTGGTGCGCCATCCGGCTGTATGCCTTGCTCTTGCGGGGTGTAGGTGTAGCGGGCATTCGGTGCTCCTTCGTAGTGGGTGTACCCGTAGTATCGGTCGACCCGCCTCCAGAAGCAACCCCTCGAATGGGGGATCCCGACAACGAGGACGGGCGCCCGCAGGCGCCCGTCTCACGTGCAGGAGTAAGGCCCGTCCAGCCCACCTCCTAGCATCCCATCCGGAGCATAGCGCAGGAGCGCGTTACGCGGCGGGCTTCTTGAACAGCCCGACCAGGCTGTTGAGCGGCGTGAACGCTTCGATTGCGGCCCAGCCTGCTGCGACGATTGCCGCCTTTGAGAACGGCTCGTCGGCGTAGAACTCCACCACGGCACCGGCCAGGATGGCGCGGTACAGGAGACGCACACGGGCGTCCGCGAAGAGTCGGTCATAGAGCTTCTTGAGCATGAGATTCACCTCCTTCGTTCATTGCGCCGTGCCTAGCACGGCTGGTCATCTTGCGGCGCAACGACTCGTCGCGCACGTGGAGGTAGACGGCGGTGGTCTGAAGGTTCGCGTGGCGCAGGGCGCTCTGCACCTCGATGAGGCTGAAGCCCTCTTCGAGAAGCTCCGTCGCGTAGGTGTGCCTGAACACGTGTGGAGTGACGATACCTCGGATCCCCAGCTGCTCCTTGAGGCGCTTTACGAGCCGCTGGATGTAGCGCGTGTTCATGGCGCGAGCCGCGGGCAGCATTACGAGCAGCGGAAGGTCGTGCCGGGCGAACGGAACGAAGCGAGCGCGCCAGCCGACCCACTCGGCGACGAGCGGCATGATCGACTCCGGGTCGAAGTACGCGGTGCCGTCGCCTCCCTTCGCGTCGTACAGACGGATGATCCCGTCCGCCTCGATGTCGCGGGGCGCCAGGCTTACCACTTCTGATACGCGCAGCCCGGCTCGGTACATCAGGGTGAGCGCGAGCTTGTTGCGCACCCGTTCTGGCTCAGTACACTCGGCGTCCGTGGCCGCGGCCTGGATCATGCGCTCGGCCTCCAGGCTGGAGACGACCTTCGGCAGGTGCTTCTTCTTCCGCTTGCGCGGCTCCGGCATGTCGGTGGGCGTGACTATCCGGATCTCGACCGGGGCCTCGCTCATAGCTGGCTCGGGATGACGATGGCGACCGCCTCGATCCCAATACCACCCCTGGGTACCTGGCGCACCGTGACGATCACAGTCACGCCGAGCACCTTACAGACCACCTCGCCGACCGTACGCGCGAACCCCTCGGCGGAGTGAATCACGGATCGCTGCTCCGTGAACCACTCCTTGAGGGCCTTCGTGCAGAGGATCAGCTTGCCCGGCGTGTACGAGATCTCGACGGTGTAGAAGTCCGGGTTCTCCCCGCCCATCGTTGTGACCTCACCTGACGTGAGGATCACGCGCTTGACGTGCGCCGGTGCGGTGTACGTCTGCATCACCCGTAGCGTACCCACGAATAGTCGAGGCACCCGAAGTCCCGGTGCTTCGCCAAGCTCACGAGCGCCACGCGGTACTGCTTCGACAGGTCTGGCTCGGCCCACGGGTAGCGCGCGTTCGAGATGCCGCGCGCGTCCGTGCGCCAGGTGCCGACGTACCAGGAGACGATCCCTCCGCCGTCCCAGTCCGAGCGGTGCACCTCGTGCCTCGGGTTGCCGCGCGACTCGCACACGGACAGGCGGCGTACGATGGGCTTCATCCACGCCGGGCTGTGCAAGGTTACGCGCTGGGCCGAGTCGTGCGCGGCGTGCGCGGCGTGCGCCACCGAGCCTACGGCCAGGACGACGGCCGTCCACAGGGCTGCGGTCAGCTTCCTCATGCGGCCTTCTTGCGTGGACGACGAGTCGCCAGCGCCACGTCGAGCGCGAGGATCACTCGCTCGACGTCGTGCCAGTCCATCTGCGCGTACCAGCCGTGCATCTGCGGGCCGACCTTCTCGGCGTCGTTCAGGCTCTCGCGCAGTCGGCGCATGGACACGCGTCCACGTTCCAGCACCTCGGCCTGCGTGAGCTTCGCGTTCCGCGCCCGCAGAGCGGCAAGCTCCGAGGGGAGCGGTGGGTACGGCGGCGTGGCCGGAGACGCCTTTTCGGCATTGTGCGTCACGGTAGATCCTTTCAGTTCGGGTTGGAGGCTTGCACCAGGGGCACCTCGTACTGAAGCGCGGCAAGCTCGATGCCCATCCGTGCAGCCGCACCCGCGCGGGCCACGCGCGTGCGGATGATCCCATAGTCCTTCGGAAGGAACTCCGGGTAGAGGCAAGCGATCTTCGCGTGCTCCGCTCGGTAGCCGCGTTTATGCACGCGGATTCTGCCCCACAGATATACCTCGCCAGCGACGACGTAGCCGCCGTGAACGCCGGGAGGCAACGACCACACCTCCAGGCCCAGCTGCTGCGGCGTACGGAAGGAGTAGATCCCGCAGCGGCAGTCCTCGCGGTGCGGTGCAAGGGTCTCGTCGGTGGCTTCGTGGTTGTACGGGAGCGCGCTGTGCCACGCCGTGGCTTTGCACTCTGCGTCGAGCACGGTGTGCGGCGTCCATTCCTGCGCCGCGTACATCGACCGGAGCGTGGCAACCCCACCGGAAAACGACAATCGCCAGGCTCGAAACCCTACAATTGCCTCTATGGCGCCGTCGTGGTGGATGATCGTTGCGCGCCGCACCTCCGGCTCGCTGTACCTCATACGGGTACAAGCACCGGATCTTCGACCGGTGCGGTCTCGGGGATCTCGTCCGGCAGGACGTCCGGCAGTGGCACCGGCTCGATCTCGATCACCTCTATCTCGGGGCCAAGGTCAGCCATCGATGACGTCCTCCTCCTCGCCTTCGTGTATCTCAAGAACCTTACCCTGCTCGTCCAGATGTAGATGCACCGTGACGGATCCTCCTGAACTTCCCGCTGTGGGAGAAGAGGCGCGAGCGTGCGCCGCGACGTGCCGACCCACCGCGCCCAGGATCTCCTTGGCGGCGCCCTGCCTGATCTGCGGCTGGGGCAGCCCGGTGTCCTCACCGTCGTCCGAGCGCAGGGTCTCGGTCAGCTGCTCCCCGAGCGCGTCGAGCGCGGCGTACGCCAGTCGCGCCAGCCTCTGCTCGTAGACGCGGAACGCCAGCGACCCGTCGAAGTCCTGGCCGTCGTAGAACTCGCGTAGGAGCTTCCGGTAGTCCGGGTGCGTGCGCAGGTTGCGGACGTGGTTGTGCGTGCAGCCGACCTCGTCCGAGATCTCACGGGCGTTGTACCCGTACGCGTCGAGCAGGGCGATCTTCATCGTCAACTCGGTGCGCGGCATTGGGCGCTCCCGGTAGGGCACAACGGCCCCACCGGGAGCGGCCTCGCCCTTTGTCCCTCGGGACTTCGCGGGCGATGCTTTCGGCTTACGAGGAGGCACTGCTCGCTCGCTCGTTCGCCAGGTCGGCGTACTTCTCGGAGTCAGTCCAGATCTCGCCGGGCTTGAGCGTGCCAGGCACGTCCAGGTAGATCGGCGTGAAGCCGGTCAGCCCGTGCTTCTCGTGGACGGAGAGCAGCCACTGGAGCGGGCGATGCACGCTCTTGAAGCTGGACTGCTCGTACAGGCTGGTCGCCGGTAGCGCGCCGTTGAGGATCTGCCAGGCGCCAACGCCGAACGGGAGTACCGCCGGGCGATGGCCGTGGCCGATGATCATCAGGTCGGGCGCCCCGAGCATCGAGGCGTACTTCACCGGGAGCATCGACACCCCGTACCAGGGCACGCCTCCGTAGCTGTTCGCGGCCCACTTGATGCTGGAGCCGTGCTCGAAGACGACGCGGTGGTTGGCGACGTGCTTGTACCCGAAGTACGTGTTCCAGTTGCGCACCTTGATCCGCGGCTCGTCTGCGAACAGGCGCTTCGTGAACTCACCGATCAGCCAGGACATGGTGTCGGCGTAGTCCAGTTCGCCGAGACCCGCGTTACCCTTGCTGCGCCCGGTGCGGTCGTGGTTCCCGCCGACGACTTCGACCTCGACCTCGGGGAAGAGGGTGAGGGCTTGACGGCAGAGCCAGCTGAATAGGTCGAACGCTTGCACCGTCTGCACGGTCATGACGTCCTCGACACTGCGGTGCTGGCTCGGCCGCATGTCGTCGTTGTCGATCAGGTCGCCTAGCGCGATGATGTGGAGCTTCGTGAAGTGGATCCCGCTGGACTGGATCGCGTGCAGCCGGACGATGCGATCCCACAGCTGGAACACCTGCTGCCGGGTCGTCTCGACGTTCTGCTCGTACACCCCGCCGGTCTCGTGGATCTTCGACACGGCGCCGGTATGCCAGTCTCCGGTGCAGAGGATCAACTCGTGCTGCGGGAGCTTCTCACGGGTCTTCGGAGTCACGAACACCAGCGGCGTCGGCTCGTAGGCCGTGAGGGCACCTTCCAGCACACCCTCGTACCGGCGGATCCGCTCCTCCATCGCCGTGAGCTTCTTTAGCTCGGAGCGATGGGCTTGTTCCTGGTCGCGCTCGGTCTGGCGCCGGAGGGTTGACTCAAGGTCAGTACCCTCCGGCGCCTCACCGATTGCTCTTCCCAGCGATACCGCCTTGGCCCCGTGGGCCGTGCAGCAGAACCGCTGGTTCACACGGTTCGGGACGAACGTGGTTGTACACCCGGTCAGGTAGCACAGCCTCTCGGGCAGTGGCCCGTCGTTCGTGTCTCGACGGCGGTTGGCAGCCACCTTCCCGTGCGTGGCCTTGCAGAAGATCTGGTTGATCCGCTTCGGGATGAACTCGACCTCGCACCCGTCCAGGGCGCAGACCCGCGGCTCGTAGGTGGCTCCCATCCTAGAAGCCCGGCTCGTCGTCCGTTGCGATGGCCGCGACCGCGAGCGGGGCCGCAGGAGCGGCGGCAGCCACCGGAGCAGCGGCAGCCACCACCGGAGCGGCAACCGCGGCAACCGGCGCCGGTGCAGCGACCGGAGCGACCGCCGCGGCAACAGCCTCGGCCAGCGGGGCTACCGCGGCCACCGGTGCGGGAGCGACGGCCACCGGAGCAACCGCTACGGCTGGGGCCACCGCGGCCACAGGAGCCGCCACGGCGGCGACAGGGGCCGCAACCGGGGCAGGTGCCGCAGCAACCGGCGCAGGCGCGACAGGCGCCTGGGCCACCGGGGCTGCACCCACCGGCACACCACCGAGCGGCGGGAGCGGCGGAGCGGCGAGCAACGTGATCTTCGTGCGCTTGCCGATCTTGTTCCGCGGCTCCTCCGGGTTGTAGTGGTCGACCACCAGGGTGGCCTCGTACACCCGGCCGACGATGGCCTTGGCGACCTCCGTCAGGAGCGTGTGCTTGTCCGAACCGGCCAGGGCCGTGGCGCTCTGGAGCCATTCGTCGGTCAGGCCCAGCTGGCGCCAGAGCACGAACGCGTACTTGTGGCCTTCGCCCTTGAGCGTGCCGTAGCCGCCATGCGCCACGCGCTTGCCCACGAGCGGGCCTTCCTCGATGACCGCCGACCCGAGGATCGTACTGGCCTCGCCCTCTCCGTACACGAAGGCGTCGGTGCAGCGGAGCTTGTAGACGCCTCCTTCGACTGCGGGCGGCGCTCCGCCTCCGCCGGTCTCCTGGAACTCCTTGAAGAGATCCGCGAGCGTGGTGGTGCTCATACTGCTGCTCCTTCCTGAACAACCATCGGCTGCCCGGACTGGTGGATGATGTCGAGCAGGCTCGACAAGTTGAACCCAGCCTGATCGGCAGACTGGATCGGTACGACCGGGCCTAGCTGGGAGACCAGATGGCCGGTGTTGTCCTTGGCGACGAAGTTCGGCTGCTGGTCGATCAGCAGCTGCCGCGAATAGGTCACGAGACCTTCGGGCGACGTGACCGGCTGCTTGTAGAGGTAGCCGACGACGTCGATGTAGAAGGGCACCGTGTCCTGAAGCTGCCCTTGGAGCAGCGGCTTCATCTTGCCTTCGACGTTGCGCGAGCCGACGACGAACACCACGACCTGGACGGTCTGTGATGCGTCCGGGAGCAACGTCAGGTCGCGGTAGTTGCGCACGAGACCTTCGAGGTGCCGGAGCAACGTGCCCCAGTCCTGCTGGTCGAGTGCGTTCACACCGGCGACCGCGTCGATGCATCGCTTCTGTGCTTCCATGAGCGAGTCGATGACGACCGACACGAACTGGTGCTGCCCTGACCGAAGCCAGGTATAGACCAGCCGGATCGTCTCGAAGTCGACCACCTGCACGATGCAGGTCTCCCACGTCCCGTCGTAGACGGGAGGCGGGCCGACCTTGGGATCCCACATGATCTTCGGGCCGCTCGGCGTGTACCGGGCGCGGCCTTCCGCATCAAGGATCAAGCGTGGCCCTGGAACCGTATCGGCGAACCAGGACTTACCAACGCCCGAGTCCCCGTGGATCAGGGTCGTAAGGGTAGTGCGAATAGTCCTCCTCCTCCTTCCGTACTGCTTGCCGTGGGAGCATACCGTCCACGGCGGTTGTAGGCGCCTACGCGAGTCCGATGGGTACCGCGCCTTGATACCTTTCGAGCGGGTCGTGCTTCTCGTAAAGCTCCTCGATGGCTCCCTCGGCATCCGAGCCATCATCGAGCATTACCGAGATCTTAAAGAACGGATCGTCCCACGTCGAGTCCCTGGTCGGGTTCGGCGGGCAGACGATGTGGTGCGAGACTCCCGCGTCGAGGAGCCAGCGCGCGTACTGGATCTCACGGCCAATGGCGACCATGTGCTTCCAGTGGTTCCGAAGCTCCACGATGTTGTGCAGCACGTCCACGCGCGCGTAGAAGGGCGGCTTGGCTGTCGGGCCACGCTTGACCTTGCGGGCGCCGTTCCAGAGGATGCCGGTGCAGAGGTGGTGGGCCTCATCGGCCGTGGCACCCTGCGCCTGGAGCATGAGGAACCGAGCCAGGTGCTCGGTTAGGAACTGCCGGTCGAGCTTGAGCAGGGCCAGCGGCGCGTCGAGGCTGGCCGTGGTCTTGTGCTCCAGCGCGAGCTTCGATCCGTCCGAGCGCCGGGTAACCGGAGCATCAAGCTTCGAGAGGAGCGTGATGCCTGGAACGAGCTTGACCTCGACCATGCTCTCGGAGCCTTCGATGATCAGGTCGGCGTCGGCGCCGGTCTCCTCCAGCCACTCCAGGTAGCCGCCTACCATCGCCGTGATGAGATCCTTCGCTTTCTGTGCGTCCTTGACGTACTCGGTCTCGGCGATGAGCGAGTCGTACTGCGCCGTCACGAAGGCGAGCGGGTCGTTCTTGCTGTCCTCGTAGTAGAGGGCAAGCGCGTCGTGGTAGGCGGTGCCCAGGTCGAGAGGGTTGAACGGCGTGTCGATGGCGCGCTTCTGAAGGCCGCGGTAGGTGCCGAGGTACCACTGGCGCCGGTCACGCATCCACTGCTTGCTCTCCGAATAGGTGAGCCGCAGCGGCGTGAACGCATCTATGGAGGGCGCGGGAAGAGTCATCCGACGCGCGCCATCCGCGCGAAGATCTCGTCGCTCTCGATCACGCGCATCAGCGCGTGGCCCGCCTCGTACAGGTCGGCGAGCGAGCCGTCGTTCTGGATGCGGTACATCTCGACATCCGGCTCGGCCTCCGAGATGTGCGCGTCCTCGGAGTCAGCGGCGGGCCGGTCGATATAGACGATCCGTCCACCTCGGGCCTGGAGGTTCAGGCACTCGTTCGTGAACCGGGAGTCGGTGACGACGTAGCGGCCCTCGGGATCGCGGAACTTCCGGTTGAGCATGTCTGTCCACACCTCGGTGCCGAAATCCGGGATGTCCCGGTGCGCCTCGGTGCCGTACCGCTGAAGGTACTCGCGGTGCGTGAGCTTGACGTAGAAACTGCGGTCGCTGTACTCGTACCGCATGGTGACCGTTGCGTTCGGGTCGTTCTTGGTCTGCTCGAAGTGCTCGGCGGGGATGCCGAACAGGGCTGCGGCCGACTGCTTCAGCGGCGCGGCGGCAGCCATCTTCTCGAAGTCGTACTCCTGGACGAGGAAGTCGGCGAGCGTATCCTTGCCCGATCCCTTCTTGCCAGCGAGTCCCAGGATGATCATGTGCGTTCCTCCTTCTTGGCGGTGTTGAGAACTTCGAACAGGCCGAGGAAGACCTCCTCGGCGAGAGGCGGGTACCAGGGCTGGACGATCTCATCGTACGGAGAAACGTCCTGGTAGTAACCCCAGGCTTCGGTGCCGTGCAGCAGGTCGCGCGCCTCGGTCACGAGCACGCGCACGTCGACCTCAGAGACGATCTCCGGGTGCGGGTAGGCCAGGCCGAACACCTCGGCGAGCACGCGCTCCACGTGATCCTCCGCCTCGCGGTACAGGTCTCCGACGTGCGAGACCTTGAGCGGCCGGGCCATGTCCTGGAGGTACGCCTCGGCGGCGTCGTGCATCAGCGCGTCGAGGGCGTACTCGACTGGGACGTAGCGGGCGACCAGCGCGGAGTGCTGGGCGACGGAGTAGAAGTACCTGACGGCGCCGGAGAAGCGGCACTGCATCGAAAGGTGGTGCGCGATGTCCTCGATGCAGACGTCCTCCGGCCGCAGCGCGAGCGGGTCGACCATGCGGCCGGTGAACGTGTGGATCGTGGACGGCATCCGTGGCTCAGGCACGGTTGACCTTCCGGCTGGCCTTGGCGATGCGGGCCGCGGCTCGGCGCCGGGCAAGCTCGCGCGTGGCGTACGGCGTGAGGGCCGTCTCGCTGCCGGGGACGTACCAGCACTTCAGGCCGGTAGCGTTGCCCTTCTCGCGGCGCTTCCGCTTGGCGGGCATGTGGACTCGGCGCATCTCGGGTACTGCGGTCATGCTGCTTCCTCCTCTTGTGCCTGACGGGCCTCGGTCTCGAAGTCGAGAACGGCTTGAATGATGACGGGGTTGTGCGTTCGCGCGACAGGGATGCCAACAGCCCGAAGGTACTCCGAGAGCGTTTGCACACCCTTGTCTAAGTTGCAGATCGCGCACGCTTGCCAGAGATTCTGGAAGGCCTGGTCTCTATCAACGGAGGGGCTGTGCGGTCGACCGAAGAACCCCTCCCAGCGGGCCTTCGGGATCCCATGCTCCACGTGGATCTGACGGTAACCCATCATCGAGGCATCCCTATGTGATCCCATCCAGCCAAGCTCTCCGCAAAGGGCGCAGGTCGCCTGTGAGCCTCCCTTGCGTGCGTAGTCAGCCTGGTCGCGTCGAGCCTTCTCGTGCAGGTAGATCAGATCGGCCTCCACCTCGTCGTCGGGTGGTGGGAGGATCGCCAGCTGGGCCTGGCCGAGAGTAACGCCAGTGGCGACCAGCTTGAACACATCGTCCCATACCTCCGACTTGCGGTGCTCATCGAAGATCCCGTAACCGAAGCCGCAACGGAAGCATCTGATGACCGAGCGTGGGATTGCGTCGTACAGCTCGGGGTAGAACCATACGATTGCTCGTCCTACCCAGGCGTCCAGTGTGTTCGACCAGTCCGTAGACCCCTCGGGTAGCTCGGGCATCCAGTCAGCCAGGGGAAGACGTCCACGCAGCATCGGCTTCAGGTCTCGGATGGCCAGCTGCATACCGCTCGGGTTCGCCAGTAGTACCTCCGCGGCCCACTCGAACGCCTCCTCGTGCTTCCGCCTCCACTCCGCAGCCGCGATCTTCAACTCGGTCGGGCAGATACACGTATCGAACGTAAGGACGCGGTCGCCGTGTGGGAGCAGCTGCTCTCGCGGATCGCACCATCTGATCAACTCCTCGTGGGGCATCACTTCGCCAGCCAC